AGTCTGAGATATGATCGGCGTTTAATACTACCGCCCCTTGCTGTCCGTTTACGCTGGTTACGTCATCGCTGTTATCTGATTTCTCTAATACTCCGTCATCGTTATAAATTGCCCAGTCGCCTAAGCTGAAAGAAATTCCGAATTTAGTTCCTGCTACGCTGACATTATAAACAAATCCTTTTTTAGTTATGTCTGGTGTTGTTAGTTCAGGAGTGTTTGTGTCGGCATCCCATACTCCTTTATAAATTAAAAGTGTCGCTGGAAGTTGTGTGCTTGGCACTTTTCCTCCTGCATCCAATGTTGCTACTCCATTATTTGCCCCTTTCTCGCTTGATTGAATATAAGTCTTTAAGTCTGATATTTGACTTTCGGTTATGCTAATCCCTGTTGATTTATCCCAAGCTGTAAAGACTGGGTCTGTTTCGCTCTGTAGGGCTGTTTCTATGAGTGAATGGTCATATTCTAGGTTATGAGCCTCTAGTACGCTGTCAGCCTCTCCTAGGGCATCATAAATCCCTGCGTGGTCGCCCCAACCGAATGCTGTATCCCAGTTTTCTACATCAAGAGCAGATATTCCCCCTGCTGGAGTAGTATTTAAATATCCTAGTGTAATCGCTTGGCTTTCTTCTGTTATTTCACCTGTTAATTTTAAAATAGATAATGTTAGCTCATTATTTTCTTCATCATAAGAGCCAAAGCCACCAAAGACTCCATTTTTGTTAAATTGTATTTGTCCATTTGAGCCGGACGGACTAGCCATTATAATATTTCCGGTTAGTTTTGCTATGATTTCTTGTTTGGTTAGTTTTGCTATGATTTCTTGTTTGGTTAGTTTTGCTATGATTTCTTGTGACATATTATTCTATTCGTTTAGTTACATCCTGAATTATTTCCATAAAGTCCTTAGTTGTACTAATTACTTCACTTCCACTTACTATTTGTAAGTCGTATAAATAGTCCTTTGGCGTTAAATCAGTATCTTCTGCTGTCAGAGCTATTTGTGTTTTCCCTGCAGTTGGGTCTGAATGGCTGGTTATTTTCTTACTAATTTTTGCCTCTGAGTCATCACCTCCATCAATATCGTCTAATTCTTTAACAGTAAAAAACACTGACTTTCCAGTTAGGTTTATTGCTACCCCGTCTGCATCTTCAAAGGTTACATCTATCTCTGCGCTATCTCCTCTAATTATTGTTAATTTTTCTGCCATATTTTTATGATTATATTTTTATTATATCAAGTCAGGGCGCATGAGTAAAACGTGCCTACAATTTGGATGGACAGGTAGCTGAATGTCTAGTCTTGGGTATCCGCTACTATTACCACTTAAGCTATAAATTTTACCCTCATATGGTACGCATATCGGACAAGCGCCTGAATGGGTGCTTACTTGCACTATATCTATTTCAAACTGGTTAGCCCTGTTTATTAGAGCCTCATTACTAGCCCTTATGGTGTGCGTACGGGCTAACATCTCGCTATATCGTCTTAATGTCCATGTGTGACCGCCTCTGTCCTTTAAAACTGCAAATCCTTGATCACCTAGTAATTGCACTATTTCTCTTTTAACTTTATCTATACTTTTTCCAGTGACCTCTCTTGCCATTATTTGAGCCCTTATCTGCCTTTTAAAAGCCTCGTTTATCTTTTGTTCTGCCCCTCGTACTAGCCCATTCATTCCATTGGCAAAATCTAGATATGTGTCGCTTAGCAATGCGTTTATCGCCCCTGAATGAATTGACAAATCTCTAGCTACTTTTATCTCATCTGGTGTTATCCTAAGTTTTGTTTTTTGAAATTCTGCACCTATTTTTTGTGAGTCTACTGTTATTTTTGGGTTATTAGTATATTTTGCCCATTCTTGGCTTATCTGACTCCTTACTTCTCCCATTATCTTAGTGTCATAATTTACTGCCTTGCCTATTTTATTTTGTAGATCTTCCCAGCTGTAAATAGTCGATGTATTAATTCCTTTTACTTGTTTTGTTATCCCTGCTTTTCTGGCTATATTATTTAATGCATCTTGCGCTACTACTGGTCTTATCTTTATGCTATTAAATTCATAATCGGCAAAGTTTAGCCCCTCTGCGTAGCTTTTTGGTATTGCCTCGCTTATCCATTTTCTTATGGCCGGGTCGCCTGATGCTATTATTTCTTTTACACTTTTTATTGCCTGTGCCTTTCCTGATTGTGTTAGTTTTTGACTTATGGCTTTTAAAATAACCGCTTTAGTTTTATTGTCTATGCTTTCAATAACATCTAGCAGTTCTTGGATATTTGAGTCTTGATATACGATGTCGCCTAGTTTCTTCATATTATGGTATTAAAAACATTGCTAGTCTTGCCATTGCTATAAAACTAAAAATTGTTAACGATATCAGTCCTATCACTATTGCATAGGCTTTAATAAAAATCTTATAGTCCACCCTTTTAAGATGTTCTTCTAAAATTTTAGCACTACTCTCTATCTGCTCTGGTAGCCCTTTGTCTAGTTTATTGCCTCTTGGGAAGTCCATATTGTTAAATTATTTTATTAACTAAAATTGCGGAGGGTTATTTGGGTTTACAGCCCCGCTGTTTATGTTTTCTTCCTTAATCAATTCTAGCTCTGCATCTAGTTCTTCCTCTGTAAAGTTGTCTAGTCTTTTCATGGCAGAACGTCTACTTGATAAGCCATTATTTATTTTAGCGCTTTCTACTTCTACTTCTACTTGTTCATCTGTCGGAATAACATCGCTAAACTTTATCTCGATATCTTTTTCTAGTTCTTTGTTTTGTAGCATTTTATAACCTATCTTAATCATTTCTTTTATACCTTTTGATATCTTAGCTCTTTTTTTCTGTGATTTTCTAATAGCGCCAAATAATTGAATTCTCATCGCATCTACTCTCTCCGGCATTGCTGATTTTAGTAATTCAAACATTGGAATAGCTGTCACCCAACTTATAAATTTAAGCTGATTTTCTACGTGCTTTTCTGTTGCCTCTACTAATGGGTTGTCATTTAAAATAAACTTAGCATCCTTATCTTCTTTTTCTACCATTAAGTACTCGAATTGTTTTATTTTGCCATCATCTGTTTTTAAGCTATCTAATGCAGGTAGTTGCATTTTTGCATCTAAATTCTTAAGCAACTGTGTGCTTATATGCGTTCTGCGTTCATTGACTTCTTGTAGCTGTGGCATTATGTCTGCGTAGTCGCTCTTTCCAAAGCCCCAGCTTGTCTGTCTGCCATTGTCTATTTGCTGTATTGGCAGTCTTCCTAGCCCGTCTATTGTTTCTAAAGGCTCGGCTGTTATGTTTGCCCTCTCTAGACTGGTTTCTTTTTCTGCTCTGCCCTCGTCATTGATTTCCCATAGTTTGCGCTCTATCTTTACATCCTCCCCATCTATGTAGTAATGCTGAGTGTAGAGAAGTTTAGCTCTCTCTGCTGTTGCTGTGTTAGAGTCTGTTGGGTCAAAGATATAAGTTGCAAAAATAACACTTCCATCACTTTGAGGGAAGTATTGCTCTTTTGGCACTATCTGAATTCTAAATTTTCCTTTTTCGTCAATATAGCCTAATAAAACTTCAAAGCCATATTCACTTTGGTTGTATGCATAGTCGCCTATTTTTTCGATTATATCGTTAGTTTCTACAATTTCTTGTATTATCTTTTCTTCCGCCTCTCCATTTATAACATTTATAGCCATTCTGTAGCTATCTCCTTGCACAAAATCGCTATAAAATTCACTTATTCTTGATGGAATTGCGTGACTTAAATAAATAATATCAGTCTGTTTGCTGAATTGTTTTTTTATTAAATCGTGGAGTAATAAAACACTCTCTTGGTCATTATCATGCAGTTTCTCGTACTTCCTAAGTGTTTGTATTCTTTTTCTTTCAATATTATTCGGGAAGTTATTTTTGATAATCATACTTTTGTGCTAAAAACTTATTTTTTTAGTTTATATTTTTTCCCGGCTCTAATTTGACTAGCCACTGCTACGTCTATTGTTTCGAGCCTAGCCTTTTCTGAATCTTCTTTTGATTTCTGTATCTGAATATTATCATATTTTACTTTGTCGGCTTTTATTTCATCTTTAAATTTAGAAGTCCTCAAAACTCTGCATACTGGGCAGATTGGTTTTTTGTCCATTTCTTTAAATTCCCCGTCTGTTTCGTCTGATCTAAATATTACCCTCGGGCAATATCCACATCGCATTTTTAAAACACTCTTTTTTGTTTTTAAAATATTAGCCATATTAATATTTGCCTGTTATTTTTCTAAATAAAAGCCTTAGACTTATTAGTATTATATTTTTGATGGTTTTAATAAATCTTATCATATTTAAATTATACTATAATTCCTTTTTTTTGAAAAGCTAGAGAGCTCCCACCTTTTCAAATCCCACGCTTGTTTTCTTCGTGTTAAATAAACCGAGTAGTAAATAAACTAGGGCATCCACTAGGTCATCGTGTTCTTCTACGCCAAAGCCTGTGAGCTGTTCTATCAGTTCTTCGCATCCGGTCTTAGGGAATCGTACCAGCCCCTGCTTGATGTACATTGCTACTGTTTCCAGTCTGGCTCTCTTGTCGCTTATGGCTCTCATTTCTCGCACTGGTAGCCCTTTCTTGCGCATTTCCTTAATACAGGCTAATTGGTACGCTACGGACTCTACAAAGAGCTTAGCACCATATGGTAGGGCTTTGTGGACTGTTGTGGCGTGGCTTATGGTTTTTTCTAGGTCTAGGCGTAGGTTTACTGGGTTTGGCTTGATGTAGACTACTTTCACGCCCTGCCCTTTACTTCCATCTAGCCCTATCGTGTTATATTCTACTGCTACTAACCCGGCCACCATAGCTGTATAGTCGGCTGTTTCTTTTTCGCTTATAGCTAAATCAATGCCGACTCCTGCATCTACTGGGTTAATTCCTAGTTCGCCTTTTAGGGTTAGTCTTTGTGGATCATAATAGGTTATATCTTCCTCAGTTATTACCTGTTCTTCTTCTGCTAAAATCTTCAGCAGATATTCTCTCTGCCAAATTATATTACTGCCTACTCTACCTTTCTGTTTGTCTATGGATGCTTGGGTCGGGTATTTGCCTTTCCACGTACACTTTCCTTTCTTGTCTAGCAAACTAAATTCAAACATCTTGAACGTGCCTCTTTTCTTGATTCTGCCCATC